GCTGAAAGAGCAAGTAAAACAGTTAAGCTTGACGATGGAAGCACTGCGAGCACAAAACGAAAGTTTGCTCAAAGCTGCCAAGCCATTGCCGAGCGCTATGTGAGCGTGATTAGCGCATTGGAAGTGTTTGACCCGGGTTTTACTAAAAAGCTAACTAGTTTACAGATGCCACCTACCGGTGGTGCAGTTGAACGAGAACGCATGGAGTATTACCTTCGTCGGGCCGCCAAAACGCGCTTTCCGCCGGGTATTAGGCAGTATGAGAAAGGCACACTTGACTCTGATCATTGGAGCCGATTTAATAATTGCATGGATAGGTTGTTTGTTGGGAGGAAGGGGCTTCGTAATGATCCCCCTGGAATGATGGCACACAGGTACTCCTGGTGGGACTCTAAGAGAAAGAGTGTTCGTCGCGAAAAGTTTGACTTAGTAGTGACACGCTTGAATCCAAAGAGTAGCCCCGGGTATCCCTTCGTGTATTTGTGGAAAAGCAACGCGGAGGTGGACTACTTGTTGGTCTACCACCTCGTGAACGAGACGTTGAGGAAATGGCTTCATTATCCTGAGTCCCATGGTGAAAACCTGACGGACTTGGAGATGTTTAGAGCTGGTTTATCATGGCCCGTGATGATGTTTGTTAAGATGGAACCTACCAAAGATGAGAAGATCGCAAGATTGATCTATGGGGTTTCAATTGTTATGAACATTATTGGAAGGCTCTTGTTCGGAGATTACATTGAGTCGTTGCCAGACATGGCTCCCAAGACTCAGTCTAAAGTTGGATTGGATTTCACCTCTGAGAAGGGGTTGAAAGATTTCCATGACTCTGTTGCAGAGACGTTTGACCTTGCTGAGAAGTGCGGTCAACCTGTTGTTTCTACTGATGTTGAAGGATGGGAGTACCAAGTTAGGAAGCGCCATACAAGAAGCTGGAAGAAGCATTATGTTGAGGTCGAGTTGGAAGACTCAGATATCGACGACGCTGAAGACGGCTTTGAACTACGAATGGATATTGAGCAGCTTATATTAGCGTACCAAGTCGCTGAGGAACAGGCCGTCACTATTGATAGTGATGGCTATGTGCACAAAATGCCGTTTCACATAATGTGGAGTGGCAAGTACACAACTCACGCTGAGAATACTGATATTAGGAACGCTTTAGCTGACGCTATCAACGGATGGCATGAAGCTGACTCTGATCTTAAGCCCTCGCATGCGAACGGAGACGATTGCATTGAGGTTGGGACTAACCCGGAAAAATATGTTGAGTTAGGCTACAAGCTGACCGATGTTGTCGTGCAGAAGCGTGAGCGCGTAAACTTTTGTTCGCAGATTTTCCAGGAGACGCGGGATGATGATGGGGCTCTTACCTATGTGAGGGTGCCCGACAGCTTAGCAAAGAGTTTCTTTAATGCTATGGTCGCTGCTAATAACATGGAGTCCCTTCTGGGGATTTTACAGCATGTCTTTCAGC